GTGAGGCGATATCCGCCGCCGAGCTGCGGCTCGAGGACGTTGCTGTACCGCATGACGCTGAAGCTGAAGCGGCGCGGCGGCGTGCTGAAGCGACCGAGCTGCAGGTCATTGACGCGCTGCGCTGCGCTCGAGCCGAATGCCGGTATCCACGCCGCGAAAATCTTCTTTATGACCGCGCTGCCGTGCAGCGTCTCGCCTTCCGCGTCGACCGTCGCGAGCGTCGATCGGTAGTTCTCCGCCTCGCTGAGCGACGCCAAGGGATTGCGCACGCCGTAATAGGTCCACACTTGCGTCAGGCGCGTACCCGGCTGCTCGCGCGCTCGGATGCTGCCGCCGAGCACGTTCTCCGGTTTGTAGACGAAAGCATCTAGCGGAATGCCGCGCAGGACCTGCAAGCGGACCTTCTGCGCGATGTCGTCGCCCCAAACGACAAGCCCGGCCTGCTCGATCATTTCCGAAATTAGCTTGTTGACGCCGGTCGGCTCCGCGATAAGGCGCGTATAGACGCGCTGCAGGTAGGTGTCGCATTCCGCCGTCCAATCGGCGAGCGTGATGTAGGAGCCCGGCACATCGGCGAACGCCGTAAACAGGTCGTGAATGACGGCGGAAGGTTTCTGCGCCGTGTACTCTTTGCAGAGCTGCACGCGGTCCTCGGCATCGTGGGCGACGCCGACGGTGCCATGCTGCCCCCGCGTCAGCGTCAGGGCATCGTTGGTGCGGGTGAAAGAGCAGATTTCCTTGCCGCCGATCGCAACCTTGCCCGAGGCCGGATATTCGGCGTTGCCGATGCCCGCCGGCGCCAGCGTCGCGGCCGTGGCGACGTTGGTGATCGCGGCATTGAGAAAGCCGTTGCTAACCGCCGGGCACTGCGCGCGATCGTTGTCGGCCAGCTTGATCACATCTTGGCCGCTCAATGTGAAGCCGCCCGACGGCGTTGGCCCGTCGAACGCCTCCAGCACATAGTGTCGCGTCTCAAAGGCGGCGAGAGCGTCCGTGGTCTGGCCGCGCTTCACGCGCAGGTTGGCGCCGCGGCGGAACAATTGCCGGGCGCGAAACTTGGCCCAATAGGTCCCCGCGTTGAACAGCTCGCCGAGGTCGGCGTGTCGGTGATCTTTGAACTCGATGCGCACGGTCGCGCGCTGGCCGAGGTCCTTGCCGAGCGACACGACGGCCGGCGAAAGCTGCGCGTCGACCAGGTTCGGAATGGCGCTTATTGCCTTCGGCAGGTAGTCGGTCGGCTTGGCGTAGCGCGTCGTCTCATCGAGGCCGCCGAATAGGCTGCGCACGCGGAAGTGCCCGCATGCGTGGTCGTTCGTCGTGCCGAAGCCGTACAGGCCCGACCAGCCCGCCGCTGTGATTGGCGACGACATATTTTCGTGAAAGAACGTGAACAGCGCGGGCTCGTCGGCCAGGTTCCCGGCCCACAGCTTGACGCGCAGCAACACGCCGGGCCCGGCGATTGTCACGGCATCGAAGCGCATCCACACATTGACGTTGGCGCCGACCGCGTAGTCGAACGCCTCGAGCGACGTAAGGGTGCCCGCGGCACCCTTCCAGAAAGTGAGCTGCGTTCCGTTGAGGCTGCAGAGGTAGCCAGCGAGCCCGGCGAAGTTTCCCGAGGCGCGCAACAGAACGCCCATGCTGACGGCCGACACAGAGCTGCGCAGTAGCGCGACGGCGGAGGCGTTCGCCAGGTTAGGCGCCAGGTCCCAACTCCATAGCTTCGCCCCGTTCGTCGTGCTTTGCAGGCGCGCGCCTTTGCCCGACGGAAACGCGGCTTGCGCGACGCCGAGCAATGTCGTGTCGGCGTGCCATCGCTTTGTCCAGCCGGCGGCGGCCTGGCCGGCCGTCACGGCCTCGAATTGCGTGATCCGGTAAGCGTCGAGGTCGGCCTCGACGTAGGTCAGGACCTTGCTGGTTAGCGTCGTCATTTGACGATGCCCTGCAGGTCGAGGCTAACCTGCACCATGCCGTTCGCGAGCTGGTTGCTCATCTTGGCGTCGGCGCTGAGCCAGCAATAGCCGACCTCGAATGGATAGCCGGCGGGCCGCCACGCGAAGAAAAAGGGATCGGTCAACGCACGCTTAAGCCAGGGCTCGACCTCGCTGCGATAGAAGGCGGGCAGAAGGTGCGGCAGGTCGACGTGCGTTTCTGTCGCCTCGCTTAGTACGACCCGCCCGAGGAATTGCCCGGACTCGCTGCGACCCGTCACAAGGTTGGCGCGGCGGGCGAATGGAAGCGGCGCATGACCGACATAGAGGCGGCGCGGTAGCACGAGCAGCTTGCCGACGTACACGACCGCGGCCGATGGCGGTGCGAGGCCGCCTGAGTTGAGCCGCAACCGGATCGACTGCAGCGGAGCGGGCGGGAAGCGGAACAGCACTGGCGCGTCATCACCGAGCACGACCTCGCCGGCTAGGTCGTCGTAACCGCCGCCGTCATCGCCCTGCACCAAGAGCGGCGTTTTCGCTGTGCCGAAATTGTGCCCGGCGACGGCAAGGTAATCCACCTCGTCGGGCGATGGCAGGCCGGTGACCGTAAGGAACTGCTGCGCCGTGCTGGTGGATAGCCAGCGCAGATAGGTCGAGGGATTGGCGAGGTCGGCAACCGCCGTCGTGGGGTCCGTAAACGTCGCGGCGATGTTGCCCGGCGTGACCAGGTTTTGCCAGCCAACAACGGGGGCGTTTGGGTGTTCTTCGTCCTCGCCGGCGAGGACAAGGCTGCTCGAGATTACGATCATACGGGCAAGCCCCGCGTGCTGATCAGCGTGGCGCCGTTTTTCACGGCATCATTGATAGCCTCGATCAGCCCGGCGAGCTGCTTACCGCCGTACAGGGCCGCCGGGTCGACGCCTTGGATTGAGAGCGAGCCGCCCGCGGGCGCCGCGGCGGGCGCGGCCGGCGCTGGCGTGGCGCCCCCGCCGCCCCCTCCGCCTCCGCCGCCGGCGCCCGGTTGCGTGCTCGCGATCGCGCGCACCTGTGCCATGCCGCTAACCAGCGCCGCGGCGGCGTTGACGTAGGAGAACGGCGGGCCTGGCGGATTGGCGAGCGCGCGCGTGAACGCCTCGTAGGTGTTCATAATCGCGTTGGCGTAGGCAAAGCCCTTATTCTTGTTGAACAGCTGCGCGAGGGCGCCGGTCAGGTTGGCGGCCGACGACGCAATGCCGGTCTGCATTTGCGCCCACGCTTGCACGCTGGCCTGTTGGAGCTTCACGGTGTCGGTCATGCCCGCGCGCGATGCCTGCGCAATGTCGAGCATCTTCTGCCGATACGTGTCCATGGGCGTCGCCAAGCCCGCCAGGGCCTCGCCGTACTTTTCGACCTGCTCTTGATTGAGGGCGATCGCCTCGCGTGAGACGCGAACAGCCTCCGCCCATTCCTTCTCAAGGGCGATCATCATTTTTTTCGCGTCGGGCGCCTCCGCCGCTTCGGGCGTCACAGTCGTCGCGAACGGTTTAATGCTCGAGGCGCGCAGATTGTTCAGCGACTCCTGAACGCCCTTGATCATGACTTGCAGCGTGCCAAGCTCGCGTTGCTGGCGTTTCGTCAGCGCCTCGAAGGGGACCGAGAGCAGCGCGGCCTCTGTCTGTTTCAGGCGTTCGAGCTCCGCCGTCGTCTCGGCGATCGACCGGGCGAATGACTTGTCTTTGGCGAGCTCCGTCTGCTTGCGATATTCGTCGTTCGCTGCGCGGTGCGCCTTCTGGGTCTCAATCATAAACGCCGCCACGGCCGACAGGGCCGGCAGCATGAATTGTCCGATGTCGACAGCCACGCCGCGCGCCGCGGCCGAGAGCGTCTTGAGCTGGTCATTGAAGTGCTCGGCCTGTTTCGCCGCGTCGTCGCTAACGGTGATGCCGAGCTTTCGCGCTTCTTCGCGCAGCGCCTCGATGCCGTCCTTTCCTGCATTGAGGAATGGCACCAGGCGAGCGCCGATCCGCGCCCCAAACAAGTCTTGCGCCAAGCCGGTCTTGTTGATGCCGTCGCCGTAGCTCTTGAACTTCTCCGCCACGTCGGCGAGCAGATCCTCGAGCGGACGAACGTTGTTCGCTGCGTCGCGGCTCTTGATGCCCATAGCAGCAAGCGCCACGCCAGCCTCGTTGCTGAAGCCGGCGCCCGAGCGCAGGTTGTCATTCAGCTTCGCGAGCGATTTGGAGAACTCCTCCGTCGTCAGGTCGGCGAGCGCGGCGACATGGTTGAACTCGCTGAATGTCTGCGTCGACATACCGGCCGACTGCGCGGCCTTGCCCATGGCGTCGGCGTACTCGAGAGCATGGCGGATTTGCTGCGCCGTGAACACGCTCGCCAGCGCGCCGGCCATGGCCGTTGCAGCCCTCGCGATCGTGGCGCCGCTGATGCCGAAGGTATTGCCGAGCTTGTCGACGGTCTGCTCGGCCTTCTTGGCGTTGGCGACAAAGGCGCCCGTGTCCATGTCGAGACGGACGCGGAGCGCGCCGATTTCTGCCGATGCCATGGGGTGTGTGCCTTACTTCGCGAGCCGCTTGGCGCGGCGCATCGCCGTCGCCCTAATCTCTGTCCAAAGGTCGGCGCTCATTTCGGCGACAGCGGTGGGAAAAACCGCGTCCATCGCCTTGCGCATCCAGCCGACGGGCGTGTTGTGGATCGAGCCGAATTCCGTCAAGTGCGCTTTGGGGTGTCGGCCGGCGTGAACGATGACCGTCAACGTGCCGCCGGCCGCGGCGCTCGCGGCGCGCGCCGCGGATTGCGCCTCCCCTCTGCTGCCGCCGCCACTCATTGCCTCGGCGAATGCCCGTTTGCCCGCGGCGGCGGCGTCCGACGAGGCCACGGCCGCAATGCTGCGGCGGAGGCCGCCAAGCCGCACCGGCGCATTGCCGCGCGCGAGCGTCACGATCCGCTTGGCGGGGCGCATGAGGACGCGGCGCAGGACGGCCTTTTGGGTCGCCTTCGGCAGCTCGGCGAAAACGGCCTTGAGGTCGTCGACGCCGTCGATCCTAATTGGCGGTGGGGCCATGTGGCTTCGGCTTGTTCTTGTGATATTTTTCCCAGAGGTAGCGCACCTCGTCTTCGGTCATCGCGCCGCGGCCCTTGCCGTAGACCTTGCGCGGGCGATGCCTGTTAACGAGCCACCACAATTCCTCGGGCTGCATTCTCCAGAACTCGTCACGCGATACAATTTTGCCGCCGACTAGACCCTCGTAAAGATTGCGGACGATACGGCCTCGTCCGCTTATGCGTTTCCCGGCTGCGCGCTCCCGCCTGTCTCGATATCTTTGGGCAGTATGCGCTCGAGCAGGTATTGCGCGAGCACGGCGGCGTCGCGCTGCATGTTGTCCCGAACGTCGAACATGCGCGCAAACACCTCATTGTCGGTTACCTGCGCCCCGGCGAAGCGCAGGAGGCAGGCATAGGCCATAGAGAGCTTTGCGAATGGCGGCGTGCCGCGGCTGAAGTAGCTCTGCAGCTCCGAGAACGTCAGCACGTCCTCCATTACAGCGCACGCCTTGGTGATTTGGGCCTCGGGGATGACGTAGCCTTGCCCCTTCCAACGCAACTCGAGGTCAGAAAATACAGTCACGGTCGCTCTCCTTGTTCCGCAACACTTATGAGATCATGGCCTTGTATAGGGCGTAGCCCGCGCAGATGCTCAGCCCTACGACTAGGATCACGGCCGCCGTCGCGCTCACTGGTCAGCCCCCCCAGGCGTTACGGCGCCGGCGTCCATACCCATGGGCCGCTCGACTGCAGCTCAAACGAGCACGTCGCGGCGCCCTCGAAAGGTTCCGTCTCGTCGAAATTGCGCAGCGCAAAGTCGCCGTTTACCTCGGCGCCGCTCGGGTAGACGATGCGATAGGGCCCAAGGATATCCTCGGCCATCCACGCGTTTTTGATCGTGTCGTTTGTAGGCAGGCCCGAGAGCGAGACGGTGATTTGCTTGCGCCCGTATTTGCTGTGCATGCGCGCATAGCCGTCGTCGTCGCTGTTCGTCAGGTCGATCAGCTCGCCGGCGTGACTGATGCCCTTTTCCTGCAGGCCGAGGACCTGCGTTGCGCCCTTGTAGACCTTGACCTCGCGGCCGATATGCTCGCTCATGGCGTCTGTCTCCGGTTAGGTTGGGGAATGCCACACGGTGAAATCGACCGACGTGCGGAAGCGGTACGCCGTGGCGTTCGCTCCGCCCTCGTCGTCGTCGCGTTCGTCCTCGATCAGGGCGAAGCGGAACAGGGTGCTGCCGACGGTGCCGACAAAGCCGCTAAGCGCGGCCTTGACCTCGCGCGCGAGCAGCTTGGCGTCCGTGTAGGTGCTCGCCCACGCGTCGACCTGAAGGCGCGACCTGTTAAGCGGGCTCGCGCCGTCCGAGCTGTAGACGGGCGCGCCGCTGATCTCGTTAACGATGACGGCCGGCACGGGCGCGTTCTGCGGCAGCCGGCCGGGGTACACGCGCACGTCGACAACCGCGGCGATTGCCGGCGTCGTCTTGAGCTTCGCGATCGCGGCCTCGATCATGGCGC